TGGATTTTTTCTTTTTTATTAGCGTCTACGTCCTCAAAGGTATCCTGCGGTAGACTCATGTCAGGAAGTCGTCTGCGTCGACCTGTAGCCGTTTCTGTGTACCCATAGTCAATAGCATGCTGTTGAACGAATACAATGTATTCAGCTACCTTAGGAAATTGTTTAAAGAAGTCCTCCATAACTTTAGAAGCTTCCTTCACGCTCACCTTCATTTGTTCAGCGATACTAGCCGCACCGCGACCGTACATCAAACCTAATAGAACAGACTTCACATTGTTACGGCGTTTCTTTCCTTCAGGATTAGTAGTTCCGTCCGGATTAAACTCCAAACAGTTTTCGTATTCGGTATGATATAGTTTCGAACCAATTACTGCATACAAGTCTAAATTCTGTTCGTAAGCGTGAATCATATTCTTGTCACCACTTAACTCCGCAAGTGACCGAGGTTCTTGTTGGGAATAGTCACTACCAATAATGTAGTGTCCAGGACTTGCCGCAAAGATTTGTCGAACGACTGCCCCTTCCCCACGTGATGGAATGTTCTGTAAGTTAGGTCCTTCACTTGACATACGTCCTGTCTTAGCCCCGTACTGTTTGAAATTAGTATGAACTCGATTGTCAGGTTTAGCGAGGTACTCGTCTAATGTCATGTAGGTCGAAACTAATTTTGCATATTTACGGTACTGAAGTAAAGCCTTAGCAATAGGAATGTCCCACGCTTTAACAATGTCCACGCCCGTGCCTCGAGGACTTCTGTCATCGTTACTCTTTAGACCTAAAATGTCGTAGAATAGAATCGCAAGTTGAGTGCTACTTGAAATAGATACCGTTACTTCCCCCTTACCGTTCAGCGTTAGCTTTTGGTATTGTTGGAAGTTAATGGTTCGAAGATCTTCAATCTCAGGAGCGTATTTAGCTACCTCATAATTGAACAATTCTTCAGCTTCCTCCATCTTTTGCTCGAACTCTTCCTTAATCTCTGCGAGTTTTACCTCGTCCAAGGCTACCCCGTAAGATTCCATATCAAACAGAACTTTAATAAGTGGAAGTTCAATATTCTGATAAACTTCACTTACTCGCTCTAAATTACACGATTTACATTCTTCAGTTCCTGGAGTAAGGTACTTCTCTTGGAACTTGTAAAGCTCGTAAGTTTGCAGTGGGTCAAAGGCCGCATACATATAGGCTACATCTGGAGGAATTAAACTGAATGGTATTCCTTTGAACAAGTCATTGAACTTCGCAACTTCTGCGTTTTCGTCCTCTTTCACGTATTTAGCGTAAAGAAGTTTCAATGAGTGCGGTTCATTTTCGTTCAGTAAGTTTGACGCAATGTAAGTATCCCATAACGGGTCAGGCATTCTAATACCTAACTGCCAGTAGATACTATTAATATCGAACTTACCTAAATGGTACACGAACTTAACATCGTATTCGATCATTTCTTCGATGAACTCTTTCATAACCTTTGGATCGATCTGATCTTTGATGCGTTGTTTGGTTAAGTTACTACGATGGTTCAGTGGAACATAAATAGCCTTTTCACCTTCTGTATACAAGCAGACACCTACGAGGTCCTCATGTATTGAGTCCTTACCGTTAGTCTCCACGTCCAGGGCTACAATTCCATTTTCAATACAAACTCCTATATACTCATCAAGTCGGTCCTCGTCTGTAACTAGTTCCAATTTAGGAAGTACATCTTTTAAAATGCGTTTAGACATAGCTTTTGCTCTGGCTACCGCATCTCGTAAATGGTCACCACTAATATAGGTAACCTCTACCGAATCTTTACGGTTGCGCTTCTGAGCTAGTAACTTCTGGTCAGACTTTCTACCTCCTCGTGTGAGTATTCCGAATAATCCTTTTTGTGTCATTGTTTACCTCTCTAAAATAAAAAGGAAGCTAAATTGCTTCCTCTTAGAATCGACCACCTCTAGTACGTGGTCCGGATGTACGTGGTCCGGACGTACTAGGTCCGCGGCGTGCTACTGATTCACGTGTATGACTACGAGAACCTGTGTCACGACTAGAACCTCTACGAGGTGTAGACCCGCTAGAGCGTCGTGAGGAATTATCCTCTAGTGTGAACTTACCATCTAGTACATCGTACATCTGGTCTGAACTTAGGTCCAAGATAAGGGTACCTAACAACTCTGATTTCTCTGGGAAGTCGTCAAGTGTTACATCTGGATCAGCTGCTTCTGGGAAAAATTCGTACGTAGTACGTTGGTCACCCTTCTTACCGCTTCGAACAATTTCAAACGGCTGGTTGACAAGTGGTCCATATTTATTAATCAATGTAACAATCTTGGACACATAGCTACGACCTCGGTCCCATGTTTCAACCTGATCAGTATTTTCGTTATACAGTTGAAGGAATAGCTTCTCTACACGAGGGAATCCCTCTTCACACAATGGGCAATCTTCTGGATGAATGCTTTCACCATCTTCACTAATAGCTAAACAGTTCACATAGCGTTCACGCCCATCAATCTCTGCACGGTGAACTACAAAATAATCCATATCTTGTCCATCCGGATCTTCGTACAGGAATGTAACGACTGCTGAATCTCTATCATCAGCTAAACTAAAAAATCCATTACCGTTACCGGTTCCATAACTACCGGAATTATTAATACTTACTCGACCCATCTTGGTCCTCCTTTAAAGTGTTTAAGTGTATAAGGGTTTAAGTGTATAAGTGCCTTATAGTTTAATATACACCTAATTTAGGTGTAGGGTATACTAGTTTAGGAAATTATCCAACTTTTTAGCCAATGAACGTTTGATCCCTGCTACCGCCGCACGAGTAACGCCAATTTCTTTAGCAACTTCTGCGTCAGTTAGGACTTGACCGTTTTGTACAATACATTCGATATAAGCGTATTGCTTATCTGTTAAAGGTAGGGTAGGTAGTGAAGTAGTAATGTCAATAGCTGACCAATCTTCCTCCACACCCTGTGAATAAAATACATTGTAATTATCCACATCGTCACAAGACGTGTTACCTTCCCACTCGACATCTACGAACCAATCTCGTTGTACAGATGTAACCTTTAAATGTCGATACTCATTATGCATCGTGTTCCGCATAAGTCTTGTGACATAAGTAGCAAAATTAGCTCCAGCGTCGATTCTAAACGTACTTAAAGCCTTATCTAATGTACTCCAAACAAAGCTATCTACATCTTCTCGGCTAAAGCTAAAATAGCGTTGTCCGATTTTATGTAACATACCTGAGTACCGGGAATAAACCACGGCAAGGGCTCCGTTAGGGTCCACATTATACAAGGCTACACAATCAGTATCCGGAACTGTACCAATACAGTCCACAATATCGTTCACAAGTTTGTTCATTGTTTAATCTCCTAAAGAAATTGTATAAGTCTATTATACATTATCGGGTAATAAATTACAAGACCAAATCTGTAAAATCTATTAATTCTGGCTTGTCATTTATATCCCATTTATTGTCCCAAAATTCTGCTGGGTAGTTTAGGAAGTATACTACCTTGTCCTTACTTAGCCGTTGACGAATTTTGCAACTAGCTTTATATCCGGCCTCATCTGGGTCTAACGCTAATACGATAGTTCGGAAAGGCATCTTCTTTAAAAGTTCGAATTGATTTCCTCCACCTACTCCCATCAGCGCCACAGCAGGGATTCCAAGTGTCCAAAGTGTCAAACAGTTGATAGCTGATTCAGTGACGTACAATTTCGAACTATCTTCGAACCTATCTCGGTACTTCAATACCTCGTAGGCTCCGTAAAGAAATTCAGTCTTAGGGTCACTTTCACCGTACTTATGGAATTTCTGACCTACACTTCGTCGGTTAAAGAATACAGTATTTCCTTCCATATCTCTAACCGGCATCGTAATACAGTCGTTCAGTTTATCGTAGCCTACGTCAAATAGTTCAATAATTTCGTCAGTCAGTTTGCGTTTGTACATATAAGGATGAATCCATCTGTACTTTTCCAACTCCTCTTCGGATATAATGGAATACGACCGTTTAGCCGTCTTGGCGCCTTTACGAAGACCTAAATCTAATAAAGGTCGAACTTGTTCTTCGCCGGATAGGAAGTTTCGTTTTAACCACTGATTACCGTAGAAACCTCCGTCCTTTCGATTAAATAAATCACTAATAAATTCGTTCAGTTTTGCTGTGTAGCCGC